ATATCACTGACTCTGGTGCAGTCTGGCGTAGATTTGGACGACACATATATTATGTTGGAGTTCGTGAAGAGTATTGTACCGAGGAAACTAAGAATTTAGATCCATGGAAAAGGAAAATTGATTACACTAAATGTCCGCTTGAATGGCAATCAGTCGTCCAATGCTATTTTAGAACTGATGTTCAAGGAAATGTTCTAAAAGAATTGTCTTTTGACGACATTATTAGAGATATGTTGTCAGATCATGAATATCAGAAACAAAAACATGCAGCCTATATCAAAGTTAGTGATTCTAGGATGAATGACATCATTAATAAAAGAATGATGAAAACGCAGATGGATGAGGGTGATGAAGTTAAAGAGCTTTTTAGGAAATATAATATTCCAATAACTATGATGAAAAGATTTGTCACTTGGCTTGATACTAGAAATAGGACTCACGACGATCTTGAAATACAAATTTGTGCATTTAAGGATGCAGAATTTGATGGGCCCTCGTGCACTTCCCAAGATAGCACTTATCTAAATGATCTTTTTAATAGCATTACTGAATCATCTTTGAAGATTTCTAGGAACATTGAAAAAATTATGGAAGATTATAAAGGCGTCTTTGAAGCCATTAAAGCTATAGGACTCATTACAACCATTTGTGGTAGCATAGGTGGAATGTTGTCAATGTTTAAAAATGAAAAACATGAAGTAAAACAACCTAATTTCACAACTGAAAATGCTAGTCCAGATGGTAAAACTAGGGGTGGTAAAAAGTCAGCCAAAGCTAAGGTTAGAAGAGCTCAACGTATTATGCGTTTGGGTCCTAGTGAGCATAAGTTTGGTGCTGAAGGAGGCCATGATTTTGGCTCTCATGAAATGATGTTGAATGTGTATCGTAGAAACCTCTATGAGCTCTTTATTCCGGGCAAGTTGTCAAGAAGTGGATTTGTTCTCTTTCTTAGGAATCGAGTTTTTATAATGCCACTGCATTTCAGTGCTTGTATTGAAAGGGGGGTTAAGTTGGGTGAACTTACGCCACAGACGTCACTGATATTGAGGAAGTGTGGGACAGAAGTTGAACTTAAAATTCCTACAAGTTGTTTTTTGACAGTTGTCAGATCCGAATATGAGGGTGAAGATTTCTGTCTCTGCGAAGCTTCCATTGATTTTCCTCTACATAAAGACATCATTTCATATTTTTGTAGAGATCAATTATATGATAAGGTATTTGACAAATATGGTTCTTTATTGTGTCCTGGTAGTAACGCTTTGTTTGAAAAGACAAATAGTTCTTTTGATATTGTTGATGATATTGGTCACTCCAATGATCATGATGAGTATTTAAATATGCTCTCCATTATTTATAACATTGACACCAAAGTTGGTGATTGTGGTGCCCCCTTTTTCTTGCGCAATGCTTCTGTTGGAGGGGGTAGATTATTGGGTATACATGTTAGTGGAACTGATGCTGGACATGGTATGAGTGTAGTGGTTACCCAAGAACAGATCTTGGATATGATTGATAAGGTAGATAGTGTTAAAGTTAAGAATTTTGATTATGATTTTGTGAATCAGTCTGATTTTCCAAAATATTTTGCTGGAGTTTATCCTTTGGGAAGACATCCTTCACAGGTTCGAAATCCCACTAAGACAAAAATAATACCCTCAGTGCTTTCTGGTATTTTTGGTTTTCCAAAGACTAAACCAGCTAGATTGGCTGTTGAGTATGATTCTGATGGCGATATCTCATTTGACCCTTTTATGAAAGGTCTCATGAAAAACGTTAGAGATAGACCCAATGTTGATCTAAAGATTTTAAATGTTTGTGAAGAGCATTTATTTTCTACATTAGTCAATACATCTAAAGAATCTAGTAGTATTGGTAAGAGAACATTGACTTTTGAAGAAGCTGTGCTGGGCATATCTACTATTGATTATTGTGATGCTATTCCGAGAAATACATCTTCTGGTTATCCTTACGCCATGCCTGGTGGTTTGTGTGAGGGTAAAGCTGGTAAGACAGTTTTTTTTGGTGAAGGTGAACAATATGATTTAAATAATCAAAATTGTTTGGACCTCAAAGAAAGGGTAGCTTTCAGAATGGAAAATTTGAAGAAGGGCATCAGAAATGAAGTTATTTTTATGGACT